TCCGAATCATCAGTATCCCTCCAGTGGCTTACGCAGCTTCAACTTCGTGCGGTTGTTAATAAGGTCATGCACCAGCGAGTCGACAAAATATACACCATTAAACATACCTACATTTGCAACCTCAATCGTGGTTCCTGCAGCATAATTGGTGTTAAGGTTTATTGGCATTGTTCCGGTGATCGTGTATTTGTTAAAGCTTCTCAGGAGCCCTTTTGCCCATCGGTTGGCCTCGGCCTTGTTGCCGACATACATCCTTTCGATCAACGTTGGTCCTGAGATATCAGCAGCCGTAAACTCGCCCTCGATGTAATCATCAAACGTTTGGCCTCGGACGATGCATTTACCGTAGATGTCCACAGACTTATTCACAAACTCAAAGCTACCGTTAATTTCAGTTTCCTCGATCAACGCTAGTTGCGGATCAGGAGCTGCTTTCTCCTGCGTCGGTTCATCATAGATAATGACTGTTTGATTGCTGATTTTTAGCGTGTAACCCTCCAGACTGCATCGATAGGCCAGGAATGCAAAATCTGGTTTTTCAATCTGATCAACCCGATCATATAGGTGGTTCGTGATTCCATATGTTTTCAGTTGGAATCCGTATCTGGCAGCGATCTGTGTAGCTATTTCCATAAACCGAACTGCTTCCCACCCCTGCGAGCGGGCCGTCTTGCTTTCCTGTGGGATAGATAGTGCGCAAAGGCCGAAAGTTCCGGCTCCTTGGCGGATCTCATCGACAAACATCACGCCTGAATCAAACCCATCTTGCTTTACCTGCAGCTTATCGCCCTTTACAGGCTTCCATTGACTCCACAATCCATCAGTATCAGAGAATTGGAGGACGATGCTGTCTGGCTTGCCTCCTGATTGATCAGATACTATTACTTGAGTAGGGTGGACATAGTCTGTAATGTCGGTGCCATTGTAGATGATCTGCATCTACTCACCACGCTTCCATGGGGGTAATGTAGCCGGTGGTTGATCGTCGATAATCGGGATAAACAAGACTTCTCCGCCGGAAAAAGTGATCACCTTGCGATATTTCAAGTTGGCCTGAATGATTGTGGATGCATACCGTTCGTCGTCATAAAAATCGAGGGAGATGCTATCGAACGTATCCCCGGCCATCGCGGTATATTTATAACCAGTCGTTAACTCAGCCAAAGCTCTCCCTCCGTTTCGATTCCCACCATCGATCGGCTCGGTCAAAGAAGTCGTCCGCAGCTCCTTCCAACTCGCTCATTACACTCGCAGCATCTCCGCCGTGGAGAACCGGAGCAAAGACGAATGTCGGTTTTCCGCCTCCGCTGCCGCCATCTACCCCAAGGATCTGGGCCGTTTTGTTAAGCAAACTTAAACTACGCGGCGTACGTTTCAGGGGGATGGCTGCTTCTGGCCCTGCCTCACCAAAAATAGAGGGCTGATTCGCGAAGCCGCCCTTTGCAAAAGTGGGGATTGTCGGGATATTTATGCCAAACTCCCCGCCTCCTAGAAAATCAGGCAGCTTAAAATGAACGTTGTTTAGGCCGGAAATCATCTTATTTATCCCATTGATGATTAAATTCAAAAAGCCTTGAAAGCCTGATATTGCTCCATCCCAGATGCTATTAAACCACGAGCCAAGTCTATCGAAGAATGGCATTACTTTGTTTTGCCACAGACCCACAATCCAAGAGGATACCTGATCCCAGTTCTTCCACAGGGCCCATATGCCAGCAACCAGCACGCCGATCGCGGCTGCGACTCCAACGACGACCCAAGTCATGGGGTTTGCTAGGACAGCGGCATTCAGCCCCCATTGAGCGATGGCAGCTGCAACAGTACCGGCTCTGATTCCAGCCATGATTCCTTGGTATACTGTCATCCCTATGGTGATTGCTTTCCAGGCAACCATTGCGGCAACAATACCGAGTATCGTCGGTTCAATGATCGACCAGTTATTCTTAATAAATGAGTAAATTCTACCGGCTGCATTCATCACTTTTCCCGCGCCGTCAACAATCTTAGGAATAGCGCCGATGACCGTATCGGCAGCCTTGCCGATCACGCTTTGCAGCCGTTCCACCTTCTCAGGGCTACCGGCGAACGAGTCAATAAGCTGATTCCCTTTCTCGTACAGCTTCGTAAACGCCGGTAACGCGGCACTCATGATCTTGCCCGCCAAGTTCTTGAAGCTTTCGCCAAACAATTTCTGTTGGTTCGCAAAGCTATCTTGCGTTCTGGCAAAGTCCCCCTGAGCATCCTTACTCACTTCCATGAGGTAGTTGTACCGGAGGAGCGTCTGGCTGGCCTGATCCATCTTGTCGTAGGACGTTTTAATGCCCTTCGAAAGCGCAAAGGCCTCCAAATTAGCGACGCTCATGTTAATACCAAGTGCTTTCAGCGGTTCGGTTTCCCCGGATATACCTGCTTTGATCTTCTCAAAGGCCTCTTCCGGCTTGAGGTTGTAAAACGAGGCAAAGTCGCCAGACAGCCCAGCGAGGTTTTCAGACATCTCGATTAGGTATTTGCTCGATACACCGGAGCTCTTCATCAAAGCCCCCAAAGTACCAGTGAACTGCTTGGCCGACAATTCAGATAGGCCAAAATTTTTCAGAGCAGATTTGGCGAATTCGTTAATTTGCTCTGCCCCCTGACCAAATGTCACATCAACCACGTTCTGGACCTCTGTCAGATCGGAGGCCAGGTCAATGCCCAGCTTACCGACGTATGCCATCCCGGCACCGAGAGCGACCATGCCGCCAGCGACCGCAGTTTTCATTATCCCGAAGGATTTTTGAGCCACCTTGCCTATCAATCCGGTTTCTTTATTCAGCCTCTCCGTCTTCTGTTGCGCTTCCACCATGGCCTTCCGGAGGCTAGGATCAATTTTCCCGGCCAAGACGATTAGTGCCTCGAGTTCTCGTTTATTTGCCACGGATTCGCTCTACCTCCTTCCTCTGGCGCTCCGCTTCGTCTGCCAGAGCCTCGTGAAACTCAATCAGCTCGACGATGCTCATCTCCATGCATTCGGAGCGGGTTGCAAAATGGTTGAAGGTTAATTGAGTTATGCATCCTCTGAGGTATTCGTCTGTGACGATCCCTCCGAATCGAGAAAGAAAAAATCTCGGACCAGCGCCTCCGCCTTTACCGCATCTTTGGCGCTCATCCGAAGCACATCCTCTGGCTCGATCGATGTGTTTTCCTTCTTCACGGCTGCCGCAAATAGGTACAGGTGATAATCGGAGTCCAATTCTTGGACCATCACCATATTGCCGGCCTTTTTAAATGCTCTGGTGGCGTCAGCCTTGTCCTTTGCGGTCATGTCTTCCAAGTTGTATGTCAGCTCATTCACGGACTCACCGTTGATATGGATCGCTTTACTTAGCTTAAAAACTGGCATCTTTAGCCCCCCTCAAAATGAAACAGCCCTCCTTTACTGGAGAGCTGTTCGGATGTTTGCCATGTAGTCCACACCGTTGACCACATATTTAAAATTAAATTTGTCGATCAATAATACTTCTTTCCCGTCAACGATTTTGCGGTAGTAATAGATTTCAAACTCGCTTGATCCATCGGCACCGGAGTTTACCTCGACGTTCCCAGCGTTATACGTTTTGTTAACTCCAGACATAAACACCTTGTGTTGCTTGATGCCAATCTTTGCTCCGGCAGTATCAAACAAATCTACAATCCACACCACTTCAAACTTGATCTCCCCTGGCCGGGAGAGCATTGCATACTGGGCGTTATCCGCCCGATTGTTAACGGTGAAGACCATAGAGCCGATCTGCCCGAAGGTAGGCATATCGATCTCCCCCATGATCCCTGCACCGTTAATGGTGTCAGTCATTTTTTCGATGCTTGGCAGCGTGAGGCTGGCGCTATCGTCGATATTTACGAGGTTGCCAGAAGTGTCCGTCGCCTTCAGCCGATATTGTATGGTCTTGTTATTGATTTGCATTAGCTTTCACCCCCAAAGAGAGTAGATAAGCCCTCTGTTGTGTACCGAACGCGGAAGGTCAGGGACTTGGCCACTGGAGTATTGGTGTTCAGGACATCAAATACAAAATCCCCTTCGACCATCGAACTAACGGGGTTGCTCGTCTCATTGAAATTGATCGAGGCAGAGAGCAAATGCCCATCCGCAACTAACCCATTAAGCCAAACCCCGGCATCATTGAGGATCGTATCGACCTTACTGCGATTTAGCGGGCCATCTACTTCCGCGCCATAGCGCCGCTGGAACGTGTTGGTCAGGTATCTTGCCATTCGGATCGATGCGTCAAAGGTATCCTCCGGCTTGATTTCGGTGCCATATTTGTAGTTCGCGTTATGTGGGCCCCATAACACCCAAATGCCGTCGCGAAAATTGAAAGTAGTAATTCCCTCAGCATTCAACTCATTCGCCTGCAATTCGTCGAAAGAAATCTCGGTGCCGTCCCCCAGCACAGTTGCTGTGACATCAACCCTCTTATTGGAAGGTGACTCGGAAGGTACGTTATCGTTGGCAAAGTCCGTCTGTTGCATCCGGACGCCCATAATTGTCGACGACCAGAAGGTGCGGCCTGCGACACTCGCTTTCGGCCAGCCGACCTTAAGCGGGACATCCGTATACCCGTTGGTTTCCTTCCAGTTAATCGCCTGAGCGATCGTCGCGGTTGCAGCGCTGACGTCCAGATCAGCGAGGACGACAGCATCCCAGTGCCCATTAACTTTCTGGGCCTTGGTAACCATCGCCACTTTGATTTCTTTAATTTGAGACCATCCCGGTGCAGCCAGGATAGTGGGGACTTGGTTCAGTTTTTGGTAAACCAGGTCGACCACGGCCATCCCGGTGCGTACGCCGTCAGTATTACCGCCAATAATATCGCTCGTCTGCACCGTAGATACGTCCATCTTGTTGTACGTTACCGACGTTGGGTTATCGAGCGTCTTGCCTGGCAGCGCAGAGATTTTCACCCGGCCTCCGTTTACGTATGTTGCCTCATAATCGGTTCCGCGGACTTTGTCCTCAATCTCAATCGACTCCAATACAACCGGTTCGTCGATATATCCGACGCCGTTGACGATTGCAACACTCTTGGCCTCAGGGCTAGAGTGTACCGTCGGGTCCATCACATTGATGACGATAATCGGGCCGATCGGCTGGATCCGGTTTTTAAAATGGGCATACACGACTTCGGAGAGTGTAAAGGTTGTCCAATCATCGGAGTATCCGATTTTACTTACCGCATCATCATAGTTGTTAAGTGTGATCGGGACATTGACCGCTGCTGCAGGGTTAGCCAACTGCTGCACCGGCGCCGTTCCAATGTAGATCGGCAGCGTCCCCACCCCAGAAGGCGGCAGCGAGTCCGTGCTGGGCTCAAGAGTGCCGTAAACACCGTGTTTAAACGCCAAAATGCTCACGTCCTTTCTTAATCCAAAAGATTCTCATAATTCATGTATGGCAAAG